TGTTTTGTTTTGAGAACTTGCCGATGAGCCAAAATAGTAAGAAATAATCCCCGTCCAAGCAGTACCCAGTGAGCCAAGCATCATCAAGATGGCAGGGTTGCTGCTGTCAATCTTGTTAAAAAACATCAACACCATGATGCTGAAAAAGCCAATGGTCACAGCACCAGCCAGCAAAGGCGGCACTATTGACTTGGTTGTGGCTTGCATATCCCGTGCTGATTTGCGGTCTTCAACTTCCAACTTTTCAAAGTTAAGGCCAAGTTCATTGGCTTGTTTTTGAAGTTCAATTTCAGCAATCTTGACTTGAGCAATCTGTTCTGCTGAAAGTTTGTTGTTAGAAATTAGGTCGCCAACTTTGTCGGGGTCAACACCAATGGCTTTGGAGATAGCAGTTACAGCCATGCCAGCCAACGGGCCACCCATTGCGGTTGCAATAGTGGGCGCAATTTGTTTTAACCAATCCATTATTGTTTACTCCTTGAAAGCATGGTTGCGGCAATACTCAGCATGGTTCGTGCTGATTCTAAGTTTTCGGGTTCGGTTTCCCATCCCACGGTTATCTGCCCCACGAACCGCCCCGGCTCTGGTGGAACACTGATTCTGCAAGTGTAGGTAACGCCCTTGTTGATGTACCAAATACCCATCTCAGACTGCGCCGTGCGGTACTCACCGCAAGGAATTTCGTTTGCCATCAGCTTTACAACGTCGGCGTTGTTGGCTGCATTCTGTGTAAACAGTCCTACATCCAACCCATCATTGGTTTTATCTCGACCGTCTTTGGCATAAGCTCGATATAAGACCCTAGTCCCAAACATTGGGTTGACTTTGAACACTGCAACGATAGTGGCGTTGGTGGTTTTGAACAGGTGGGCAGAGGCATCTTCAACCCTGTCTTCGGCAATGCTGGGTATCTTCTTGGATTCTTTGTAAGCCCCAATCAGCAAGTCTTGATTTGTGTACACAAAATAACCAGCAAAAGCAACTACGCCCATGACAAGGATAGCGATAAGTTTAAACGGTGAATCCACATACCCCAGAACTTTGTCAAGGGTCGAATTGGCATTTAAAGTTTCTTCGCTCACAGCTTGCCTTTCATTGCAATAATTCCCCACGCCACCAAGAAAAATATGGCAGCGGCTACCAGTATGCAAAGCGCCATCGTAATGGCTTCGTCTATCTCTTGCTTGCGGTTCTTTGCCGCCCTAGCATCCAATATCTCCTGCGTCCTGCGCTTCTGCACAATCGAGTTACGCTCAAGCAGAATCTGGCTCCAAAGCTGGCTGTGGCCTTGGTTGATAAAGTGCCACTTCAGTTCTTCCTCAGCTTTGTTTAACTCATGCAGTTGCATGACCGTGGACATCGCTTGGCTGGTGTCTGAACTGTACTTTTTCTTCGGGTCTTTTACCGCTTCCTTGGCAACCTTTTCTTTCGCATCAAAAAACTTCATCACGTCATTCGTGATGCCTTGGACATCCTTACCCATTTTGATTGCGGCTTGGATACCTTTTATAGCACCCTGTGCTATGGCAAATGCGCTAATTGGGTCGATCATTTTTGACCTCCAGAACCCAACGGCACACCCTCCCGTCTTTGTCTAAAAACTCATTGGCTCCATACTTCTCGCTCGGCAAAACGACACGGCACACCAACACGATTTTTGTCTCGGTGTTGGGCCATTGAATTTGAGCAGAGGCAATTGCATCAATCACAAAAAATTAAACATTACTATTTAACGCAGTTCGTACCATGCATTTAATGTTGGAGACCCTACTGTAATAGCAAACGCTACCAAGTAAGTGGCCCCAACGGGAACAATAATAGTACCTGCAAAAGGATAACTACCACCCGGTGTGTACCAATTTCCAAAATACACTGATACACCACCATTCATAGTGCAGTACATAGCCCCACCACTGCCTCCGTTTGTATACCCAAAAACAGAAAGCTCGATAGGTTTTCCTGTACTATTTGTGTATGTTGTGCCGAGAGCACGTGAGGCAGATACGTTTGTCCAAGTTTGACCAACCCCAATTCCTTGGTTAGCCGCAGACTGCCATACCTGTACCGTGCCTGTTATGGTTGTGCTAGATACCGTCTGTGACGCGCTTACCGTGTATGTGCCTGTGCCGCCTGTGCCTGTACCAAGCGCGGTAATAGTTGTACCCCCAGTAACTCCTGTGCCAGAGATGGTCTGACCAATGGAGAGGGTTCCAGAGGCAACCGCAGACACAGTCATTGTTGTGCTACTAATAGCTGCGGTAACCACCGCTACAGATGCAGTAGAAGTAAGTAAGTTTCCGTCAGTTCCGGGGGCTACTAAGGTTACATTTTCTGTGTCTTTGCCGATAACAACGCTGTTGCGGGTAAGTGTTGCTAACCCTGTCCCACCATTAGCCACGGGTAAGGTTGTTGTGGACTGCCATATCTGCGCCGTCCCAGTTATAGTGGTGCTAGACACTGTCTGCGATGCACTTACCGTATATGTGCCTGTGCCTCCCGTACCTGTTCCAAGGGCAGTGATGGTTGTACCCCCAGTAACTCCTGTACCAGTAAGCACCTGCCCAATAGCAATAGTCCCAGAGGTTACCGCAGCTACGGTCATTGTTGTAGTGCTGATAGATGCGTTAAATACTGCCACATCAGAAGCAGAAGCAAGAAAGTTTCCAACAGTTCCGGGGGCTACAAAAGCTACGTTGTCCGTGCCTTTACCGACGACTAGGCTGTTACGGGTAAGAGTTGCTAGCCCTGTGCCACCGCTGGTTACGGGAACAGTGCCAGTCGCAGATGTAAGTGAAATAGCCTCAAAATCAGCGCCGTTCCAAGCAGCTACGCACTTGTACCCTGCTGGGACAGTGATCCCTGTAGTCGGCCCAACACCGACAAGTTTGATGCTCTGTGTGCTGGATGTCTTGTTAATGACGACGTAGGTCTTAGACTGCGCTGGAGCCGTGATTGTCCGAGTAACTGTGCCGCCTGCAGTCCACAAAATGATTGCCTGACGCGCTTGGTTTGCTACCTGAACGGTGGTAGAAAGAGTTACATCCGCATCAGAGCTAAGGGTAGTGGTTCCTGAAACTGCATCGTCAAGCAAGGATGTAATTGCATTATTGACGGTGTCGCCCCATACACCAGACAATTCGCCTGTAACGGGGAGGGCTAAACCTAAAAGCGGTGTTGATGCAGTAGTCATAAGGTTCCTTTACTGTAAGTTGTCTATTGGTGTCCAGCCTGCGGACTCTGTTGTATCCACTGCCGTCCAGCCTGCTGTTTCAGGGTTATTGATTACTGCCCAGTTTTCAGTTTGAGCACTGTTTACCAGAGACCAGCCTGCTGTTTCTGGGTTGTTAATAAGCGCCCAGTTTGCCGTCTGGTCGTCGATAATTTTAATCCAGCCCGCTACCTCTGTATTGTCCAACAAATTGATGTTTTCGGCAATAACGGCTTGGAACGCAGCTTGAACGGCTGGCACGTCCACAATACTGATATTTTCAATGACCGTGAAGTAAACCTCAAGGATAGCGGTCTGGGTGGTATCTACGCCAAAATTCTCTGTAATATCCAAGAAGAATATCGAAATGATGGTGATGGCTTCGGCAACCGTAATGTCTTCGGTGATGCTGGCTAAAAACTGTGCAGCAATGGCTTCAGCTTCTTCTAGCGTAATGGCTTCGGAAATAGCTACGGCAAACTGCGCCGTCATAACCCGTATGTCGTCTACAGTGATTGGTTCCGTAATGTTCTGCAGGAACGCAGATGCCTGAGTGCTGCTGTCTTCTATGGTAAACGGCTCCGAGCGGTCATTTAGCATAGCTGTGTAAACAACTTGGCTGTCTTCGAGAATGATGTCTTCTGTCTGGGATACAGCAAAGTCGGCAAATACTGCTTGGCTGTCCGAAAGGATTATGTCTTCTGCTATGGATTGCAGGAACGCAGATGCCTGTGTGCTGAAGTCGTCCAGCGTGATTGTCTCTGTAACGCTGCCAAAGTAATTAGTCCCTGCGTCGTTGTCAACGTCGTCTACCCCGATTGGCTCGGTGACGGATTGCAGGAAGGCAGATGCTTGGGCGCTAAAGTCGGTTAGGGCGATGTCTTCAGAGATGGATAGAACGAATGCCGTCCCGCCAAGCGAGGCAAAGGACGATTGGGCAAACGCTGCTATTCCGAACATTATTCGTACAAGATGTTTATGGAGCCAGCATCAAAGGTGTCTGTTCCGTTGACTGTGGTTATGCGAACACGGTCAAGAGTACCACCAAGGGCAATGTTTCCACCAGACAAAGCAGATATTCCAGCGTTTGAGAAAGATATGTTTGAACTATTTACCCACGTTGTGCCCGTAATTAAAGTTATTACCGCATGACCATTTCTAACACCCGTTGCTGTTATAGACGCAGCAGAAGCCTCTACACCGAACCCTGTGGTTTGTGTAGCACCGACAATCGTTCCTGTATTAACCAAAGAGGTAGATGAACTTAAATAGCCAGTAGTAATTACAGAGCCAGCACCAATTTGAATTTGCACTACGGATGAACCGCTTGTACTAACCCCAAGAAAAATTACGGTAATCCGTTTCACCCAAGATGGGATGCTTGTGAAGTTAATAGCCGTACCCGATGTGGAAGCTACGGCTGTGCCAGACGTAATCACGCTTGCGCCCATTACTGGAGTCCCGTTAATTGTTGGGCTGGAAAGGGTTGGGCTGGTTATTGTTTGCCCAGAGGCTATCAGTCCCCCTGCTACTTGTGTTAAAGCCATTATTGGTTCTCCTCTGCTGGCAATGGTGTGTTGCCTTCAGCAAGCCAGCGTAGGTACTCGGCGTAGTCTGTGTTGTCGGGGTCGAAGGGGATAAAGGCATTGTCTAAAACGCGCATTACTTGGTTTTGATTGTTTGTCAATTTGTACATTTATAACTCACAATTCTATTGACGCTGTATAGCCAAACACTCCCGCGCCTGCTCCAGAAATGCTAACGCCAAAGCCACGTACTGTACTTGCCGAGGTCACGGAGCAAGAGCCAGTCTGGTTGGTTAGTACAACGGTTGGAGTTGCGCGTTTATCAACGGCATAACTAATGCTGCCAGCAGATATGTTGACTGAATCTCCCCGCGTGGTCACACAAGCCCCGTTTGATGTTTCGTAATACCGTTGACACAAAGCCAACTCCGTACCATATAGACGGTACTCAAATGGGGATGCTGTGCTGCCTTTTTCTAGCTGTACGCCTGTGACGTAGAAGGTTGCGCCTGATGTGCCGACTACGCTGACCGCGCCCGTGGCTGAAATAAAATTACCAGCGGCCCACGCTCCAGCAGTTCCACTAAAAGTTGAACCAACACCTAATCCAAACTGAAGTCTAATACCAACTCCATTAGTTGTTAGCCAAGTTCCTGATGTATCACCGGGAATAGTTATTGTTTCGTATTCCCATGTGTTTGCTGAAGAAATGGTGTATGTAAAAGGATAGCTTCTGTCAGCAGCAGAATTACGCAAAGCCCCGCCAAAAGTACCAGTTAAGCTAGAACGCACCCAAAATGATAATGTAATTGGCTGTGCGTTTGCAGACCCCCACCCCAAGTCTGCGACGTTATAACCCTCAATATACTGGAATACTCCAAAAATGTCTGAAGAAAGTACACTGTAAGCAGAAGAGGATGTAATCCCTAAATAATTTACAAATCCTGCTGGCGGAGTTACTGAACCCGCGTTTTGCTGGGCAGTCATTTTTGATGTTTGACCCGCATAAGGAAGCCACCTATCAACAGAATATGCTGAAGTGGTAGCGCTAACACTCGCCCCCGCATTACGCTGGTCAATCACCATTGCACCGTTGATGATGCGGTTTCTAAAAGATACGTTGTTTGCGCCGCTTTGGGCGATGTTTACTGCGAATGTCATGCTGTGTCCTTATTCGTACAGTATGTTAATTGAGCCAGCATCGAAGGTGTCTGTACCATTTACTGCGGTAAGGCGAACCCTATCTAAGACCCCCGCAAGGTCTATAGTCCCTATAGCGTTAAAAATACTATCAGAAGCGGGGCGCGAAAATAAACCAGTAATTGACCACTTGTTACTACCCAGCAAAGTTATTGTAAAAGCCCCACCCAATACGGCGGCTGCGTTGTCTATGTTAATACCAATACCAGATGTGTAAGATGTAATTGCTACTGCTGCCCCGTTTGTAAAACGAGCGCCAGACCCTAAATATCCGGTGCTAGTAACGCTACCACTTCCAAGTTGTAATATCCAATTTGATGACCCACTGGTACTTACCCCATTTAATATCACAGTAATCCGCTTTACCCAAGACGGAATACTGGTGAAGTCAATCGAAGTACCCGATGTGGAAGCTACGGCTGTGCCAGATGTAAGAACACCCACACCCGTGGGTGTACCAGATGTTACAGGGCTGGAAAGGGTTGGAGTTGTTAAAGTAGGCGTAGTCAACGTCAAACTAGAGGCCAAGTACGTAGAATTAACCGCACCCGCCGTAGCAGGGATGGCATTCAGCACCGAACTTACCAAGAAGCTCTCTGTGACTACGCTGTCGCCTACTGTGCAGGCGTTGTTCAAGACTACCGTTGTGCCTGTGGTGGCTACAAAGTCAACGCCATTATTTACTAGCCGTACCCCGTTCCTGTAAACGTCGATGTAGCCAACGGTGTAGGAAGGAACACTGAATGATGTCTGGCCCGCTGTTGCGGTGAAGTTAGTTACGGTTCTGTAGGCTGTAGTTGTTACGCCACTGGCTGGGATGCCAAGGTATCTGACGCTGATGTTGCTTGTACCGCTTGGTGGAGCGGCTGAGAAAGTCAGGGTTGTGCCTGATACGGAGTATGTACTTGGGTCTTGGAGTACGCCCGTTACAGCAACAATGATTGAAGACGTGTTGGCAGGGGCCACCGTCATGGTGTAGGCTACAGTCGTTCCATCCCCGCTGAACGTATCCGTCAGGAAAGCGGCTGAGATTGGGGTGTTGCCGATGTATGACATATTAGAAAGTTATCGTTCCCGACCCTGTAAATGTAAAGATGTAGTTACCACCAGAGGATGTTTGGGTATATGTACCTGTAGCTGTCGCAAGTGGGTAGACGCTTGAGTAAGAAATAATCACAACGCCAGAACCACCTGCTCCACCAGTAGCTTTTATGGTTGTAGCAGAACCCCCGCCGCCGCCACCACCACCAGTATTTGCCGTTCCAGAAGTTGCTATCGCTCCATTATTGCTACCTGCGCCGCCGCCACCCGCACCTCCAGCGCCCGGTGTAGTTGTGGGATAGCCACCGCCACCGCCACCGCCGCCGTATGTGACGCTACTGCCACTTATGCTGCTTGCGCTACCAGCACCACCAGCACCACCAGCACCACCATTTATACCTGCTGCGCCAACAGCACTAGCACCGCCACCGCCGCCACCGCCTCCAGTAACACCACCTGTGCCTCCAACACCGCCAGCAAATCCTTGACCCGATGTTCCAGCACCACCTAAACCAGCAGTACCGCCCAATCTTCCACCGCCACCTGACCCGCCAGCAACACCATTGCTAGTATTTGCTCCGCCGCCTCCGCCTCCGCCAACGGCAGATGTTCCATATGCGCTAAAAGTAGAATTACTACCGTTATTACCCGTTCCTGTTGTAATTGCCGCGCCTGCGCCAACTGTAACTGTATACGCAGTACCTACACTAGCAGCTAAACCAGAGCCAGACAATAATCCACCAGCACCTCCGCCACCTTCGCCACTATCGTTAATCGCAGATGAGCTACCGCCTGAACCACCACCCGCAACAATTAAATAAGATACAGGAACTGTAGAAACACCTGTTCCGCCATTAAAAGTTGGCAAAACCCCCGATACAGCTTTGGTTAGGTTAATGGTACTGATAGCCATATTAAGCCCTTGTTACTTCTTTCCAAGACGTAGTTGTCTCATCCCACTCGTAGACCTTATCGTCTGTTGGCATCGGTGTCGGTGCGCTCCATAGGCAAGTATCGTCGTTTAATACCCAGCTTGCAAATGGCTTTGGTGGGATAAATGCGTCTTTTGTGCGGTCGTAGGAGTAACCAACCCCTGCGTAGTTTTTACGCAATGGAGTACCGCCGTTACGATGCTGACCGCCGTATGTGTTGTATGAAGTCTGAATCCACTCACCGGGGCTTGAGTCCACGAATGTTTGAAAGAACTCAGGTTCAGCAACGATAACTTGTGTGACCGTGCCGTCTACTACTTTTGCAAAATGTGACATGTGTTTCCTTTATGCTGTGTAAGTGCCAGATGATGTAAAGGTATGGTAGGTGTAGCCGCCAGCACTGGTCACTGTACCGCCTGTGCCTTTTTGTGAGCCAAGGTAGCGAATTACAACCACACCAGAGCCGCCGCCACCTGAAGGGTACGAAGGATAAGTTGAATATGAAGTGTCGCCTGTGCCACCACCTCCGCCACCAGTATTTACAGTTGCATTTGTTCCGCCTCTTGCCCCACCGTTTGATGATCCCGCCCCTCCGGCTCCTCCACCGCCGGTTCCGCCTGCACCTCCCAAGCCAGAACCAACACCGCCGCCACCGCCACCGCCTGCGTACGAAGTCCCAAGAGATTTCCAATTTATTCCCGCACCACCAGCGCCGCCTACTGTTACGGTTGTTCCATCAACACTTGAGCCAGCCGCATTTTTTCCACCGCCACCACCAGCAGTTAAATAGTTTTGTGCGCCACTAAAACTCAAACTTCCTCCGGCACTACCTTGACCAGAAGTTCCAGATCCGCCAGTTAAAGTTGACCATCCAGCACCTCCACCAGAACCTCCTGATGTTGCAGATCGATAACCACCGGACGCTTGATAAAAACTACCAGTACCGCCGCCTATGCAAGTATTTCCAAAACCGGTTGAATTTGAACCGTTGTTGCCTCCACCATCACTTGCAGAATAAGCTGCACCACCAGCGCCAATCACAAGAGAATATGCACTACCAGAGAAAACCGTAGCAGTTGAATCTATTGCTCCGCCTGCACCACCAGCGCCTGCGCCTACGTTTGGCGCTCTTGCGCCTGATCCTCCACCAGCAACAACCAAATATTCAATTTCATAAGTCAACGAATAATTAACCCATTCGCCGTTTTGATATGCTTCTAATTTAGCTAGAGTTGTGTTATATCTAATAGCCCCGTTTACAGGACTGCTTGGTCTTTGTGCGGTTGTTCCCGAAGGTAAATTCATAGCGGATGTACCCGCCCCACCATAAACATCTAAAGCCGTAGTTGTCACCGTACCCTGACCCGGTGCTATGACCTGAGTGATGGGGCTGGTGTAGTACACATAGATGTTGTTAGTTTTT